GGAGCCAATAGCCAACGGCTACAGGTGATGTTCCGTCACCGAACGGCGAATGTAATACACTCGCTTCCTAGAATTCCTGGCGCATCGCTCTCGAAGACCGACGCTTGAAATTCTAGTTGCTCAACGCACTGCGTTCGGCCTCCACGTCGCCAATCAAGTTGCGTCGCGCGTCTTTCGTCAGACACCCGTGATTGGGTGTCTTGACTTGACGACCTAGCATCCTTGATTAGCGACGTACGAGGTCCGAGAGGACAGCAAGGTCACTTGTCACTGTTATACGTGAACGTGGGATCCATGGTTGCAAACTTGGCAGCCATCCATCCAAATATCTGGGCGTGTAAGCAGTCATCCGGCTGCGAGGGCGCATGCCGCCATACCTTACGTCCGAGCTTGGTCTCTTCCTCGTACTCGTTGAGCATGTCTTTGATGGGAGTCACCATCTGACGGACGTTGGGGTAGATGACACCTTCTCGCTTCACGAACATGAAGAAGTTGTCGATCATGGCGGTGCGGTCAGCCATGAAACGGTCGATCTTGTTCCAGTAGAACGGCCGCCCGGCCCCTCCGCTACCTGAGGCTCCTCCACGGTACTGCACCTGCATGGCACGGTGAGCTCCGAGACGTTCGCGCAGGTTGGAGTTGGGTAGAGCTCCGGCACCCGCATCACCAATGACGAGCTGCACTTCGAACCGCGTGCAGATATCGATGATGTGGTCAACTACTCCACCGGAGATGGGGTTGGTCTCTGGGTACACCTTGAAGTACAGCGTCTTGAGCCTGAAGTTGTGGTACTGCCCTCCCGAGCAGATACCCCAGACCCAGAGCACAGTCCGGGAGTTTCCGGAAGCGCCGCCACCCGACCAGTCTACTCCTGCGACAATCCCGCGCAGGTTTCCGGTGGTCATACTATTGGTCGGGTACTCAGTGATCTCGTAGTCAAGGCATAGCGCTTCGAGTTCTTCCTTGGAGATGAGGCGGGTACCAATGGCATCCGAAACTCCCATCACCTCGTTCTTGAACTTCGACTCAGGGTAGACGGCGTGCTTTTCTAGTATCCGCTTCCAACGTCGTTCAGCCAACTCTTGGTTACGTGAGTCACGAGACATAGAAGCGCGGGAATTTTTAGGTAAGATTACCTGAGGTACGTGAAAGCCTTTGATCCGTTTTCCATCAAATCCGGGAGGATAGACATTCATATCTATCCATTCACCATTCCGAACATTAATGTAGGCTCCGCAATTCAAGCAGACGGGCCCAAACTTACCTAAGCATTTATCATCAACGAAAAACTGATGACGACTGCAGGCGTCACACTTAACGACCCATTCAGTCTGTGTACTCCATTGCCACAATGCCTCAATGGTATTCTCCATTGTTTTCGGAGTGCCGCAATAGGTCTCATACGCAAAATCAGAGTTGGACATACATTCGATGATTACGGGTATGACTTCATCATACAGAATGTCCTGAACCTCGTCGAAAGCTACACGATCCGCTGATACTCCACGGACACGATCCGGGTCATCACTAGCGTATGAAAACGCTAGCTCCGATCCGTTCGTAAACATCTTCATATAAACGCGGCTAGACAGTTCTTTAGATACCCACCGTCGTTTTATCTCTGGGGAATAGAATATGGTCTTTCCTACACGGGTCTGAGAAAACTTGGTTGTTTGCTCTTGGCTGGGGGCAACAAACAAACTCTTCCAGTGGGGTGTACTGCACGCCTCCATGATCAAGAAATTGGCTAGGGTAGTGCTTTTGGCGACCTGTCGCGCAGTTTTCAATAACGTGGCGTCGTATACGTTGTCATACACGTGGGGGTAGAAGGGGTAGTCGTGTAACGAAAAAGGACTGCCGTCCAAACACAACAGAGATTCCACCCAGCCTGCGCGTGTTGTAGTTACTTCAAGCACACGTAAGTCTTTGTTTGATGTATTGCCACGCCGCATACTTGCGTTGCAGGCGTGTCTCGGGGGTACTACCTGTGTACAATAAAGTGCCTATATGCAGTACTTCAGCGCGAGAGCCCCATTGTAACCGAACTACTTTTGTTCTGGCTAACTTAGTAGGTTTCTTGAAGGGAAGGTGGGTATGACACCAATCTACCATTGTAGGACTCACTACAATGGATATCGCAGGTTTGAAGTACTGCGTGGTGCCCCGTACCCCATTGTACGTCCTTGTAGTGTGAAAAATGGATCCGTCTCCATCAAACAAACCACGCATGTACCAGCTAAGCACGCCAGGGGTACACCCTGGGGGCTGTAGCGTGTGTGTTTTCCGTGGCGTAATATTCCATACGTGCGCCAAGTCGTCTACCAACCGTTGATTGGTCACGCAGAAGCTAACTGTTTTGCGTTTTTGGTCATGGTAGACTTTTTGTTGAGTTGCGCCTAACCACGCCTTTAACTGGTATAAGTGGTTGGAATCCTTCACACTAAGATTCAAACGTAAGGACGGCGTCCTTCCTTTCGCGGGACAGTGAACACACCCATCAGCGGCAATAAACCCTGCCCAATATGCCGCCGTCAAATCTTGAGGATCTGCGAAAGCAGTGTCTTTGGCAGGTAGGGGACGCGGAGACATCATCCGAGTATGATGGCAAAGGATAGTAATGACAAGTGACAAAAAAGACATGGTCGACCCGTGGGAAAGACTCGGAGTTCGGCCTACCAATATTGGGATGGTCAGCAAGATTCTAGACGTCGTTTGGGCCATGCCCAAAAGGCTTACAGTCTGTTTGGTGGGTGAGACCGGTATCGGCAAGACACCCATTGTGCAGCAATGGGCTGCCGAAAAGGGCGGCCACACCAAGATCCTTAACTTCGGGCACATGACCCAAGAAGAGATTTCGATGATCATGTTCGCCGAGAATGGCGAGTCGTTCGACTTCATTCCTCCAGGGTGGATGTTGAAGCTCAATGACATCGCTGAGAAGCAGGGCAACGCCATCCTCTTCCTCGACGAGTGGAACCGCGGAGACAAAGCACTCGTCAACGCGCTGTTCACCCTCACCGATGAGCGTCGGATTCACGACTTCACACTTCACAGGAACATCATGGTTGTGGCAGCCATGAACCCGTCCGATGGGGTGTACCTCGTCAACGAGGCCGAGAAGGACCACGCGATCCGCAAGCGACTGAACTTCATCTACTGCGTCCACGACCTCAAAGCGTGGCTGGACTACACCAAGAAGTCTCGCTGGTACCCGCTGGTGCCTCAGTTCATCAAGTCAGCATCGAACTTCCTCTACGATGCGGGAGCTCGGGACGCCGGCAAGACGTTCGCGTGTCCCTCCAACTGGGAGAAGGTCTCCAACATCATGGAGGGGGCCGAAGCGGCAGGCATGGACCTGACGGGGCCTGCTGTACGTGCACTCGTCGAAGGTCAAATCGGAGCCGTGGCAGCCACCAAGTTCCTCGACTTCGTCGCAGACCAGAACACGCTCATTCAGCCGAGTGAGATCATTCACAAGTACAAGGCCAACAGCAACGTGCGCAAGCGCGTGGCTGCTCTGCTGAACAGCAAAATCGACGCGCAGGGCAACTTCGTCGAGGTCAGCAAGAAAAAGAATCGGGCCGGGGTCATCAACGATCTCAACCAATCACTGGCTATCGAGCTCTTTAGCACAATGCCAGACACGGCGAAAATCGCCAAGCACATCGCACAGTACATCGGTGACCTGCCGAACGAGCTACTGAGCACTTTCGCGGCTCAGCACCTCAACGAACAGGGCAAGGCACGGGGACACGAGGGAGAGCTCTACCTCGCGAAACTGTCCACTGCCATGCAGGGCCACCCCGCGTACAAGAAGAAGATGAAGGTCATCATCACGGCGATGCGGGAGTACAAGCAGAAGGCTGGCCTGATAAAAGGCCGCGACCCAGCTCAGTAGTAATAGGACAACTACCGTCCTTTGAACCTGAGGTCTCCTACGTGTGGACACCTGCAGACAGGACTGGGTCTAAGCCTTGAGCTTAGCTAGCTGCTGTTCGCGTTCTCTACGACGGCGTTCGTGGTAGACGTGGACAGCAGCTAGCCGAGCGAGCTGCACACCCTCTGGGGTTTCGGGAAATGCTGCACTCAGGAGGTCTTTGCCCCTGGGTGCAGCAGCCCACCCCTCTCTAACGGTCGCTTGCAATTTTTTACATGCCACGTCGGAGGCGTTGTGCTTGTCGAGCTCCTTCTGAGCCCAGCCCAAAGGAGTGGGAGCCTGAACAAACCCTGCGCGGTGGAGTTGCACTGCGGTGTAGCACACAGGCTCTCGATCTAACTCAAGAGTCTCTCCGCCTTCATAATGGCGGTAGATCATCTCAGCCTCGGCTACCGCCCAGCTGATGTACATGATGGGTGCGTCGTCGAGAGCCTCGTAGTTAGCCTCTTCGTTGTTGAAGACAATGCATGTCTTCTCGAAGGCGTGCATGTCGTAGTAGAACCTGCTGGTGGTGAGCAGGCTGCGTGCAGCCATGATCTGCTCACGGTTTCCGACAGGCACAGACACACGCATGCGGTCCAGCGTTAGCCAGAGAGTCTCGGGTTCCCAAGCCCTCCAGGAGGACCCTAAGAGCTCGTCCATGGCAAACATGCACGCAGAGGCACATGTTTTTTCGTCACGGAGAGCTGCTTTCGCTGCGGCGGTGGTCATGGCTGTAGTCTTTCGATTTTGCTGTTTTGGCCGTAACGCAAAACATCGGGGGCAGTAACTACGCGCT